ACGATTTTCATATTCACCTCCATTTCGGACTTCCCCCTAAAGGGGATGCTGCCCAAACCGCTTAATAGCGAAATGGGCGAAGCGAAGCGACCCGCACCGAACGGCCGTAACGAAGTGGAGGAGTCGGAGCGAAGCGACGACTTGCGGGGCTAGCGTAGCGAAGCGATAATGAAGCTAGCGGTTTGGGCAAATAAATGCTCCGATGAAATCGGAGCTTCCTTATTACTGGAGCTTTAGCTCCCTTTATGCCCTCCAGTGCGGCGAGAGTGTTAACGGGGCGCCCTGGAACGATCCCGACATGTCGGGACCTGCGAAGCACGGAGCGAAGCGAGCGCACGGAGCGTAAGCGGAGGCGAGCGGAGCGACCTTTCCTGCCACCAGGCACACGGAGGCTGAAGAAGGAGCAAGAGAACAACTGCAGCGTAAGAGCCAGCCTGAGCCTTGCGAACGGCGGCTCGACGGATCAGACATGCCCTGAGCTCCCTGATTACCTCTGCGAAGGCGATGGCTGAGCCGTAGCTGCACTACCTTATGCGCCCTTCTTGAGCCGAAGCGGTACGTGAGCGGGTGGTGGTGGTGTGGGGTGGTGTGGCGAGCCGTGTCCTGCTGCCTGATCAATACATACATACATACATACATAAAGCATGCAGGACACCTTCTGCGAAGCCGTGAAACCGTGTAGGTGAACGCTGAGCGAAGCATCCAGTGAACGGAACCGCCTCCCAGCGGCATGCAGAGCACCCCCATGGGGTGCATCCTGCCTCTGTGAGGTCGGAGCTTTTGCCCTTTTAGCCCGAAGGGTTCGCCCGACGCGCAGCCCTTGCCGTTGCTTTAGCTGACGCTCTTAGCGTAGGCAAGGCCGGCGAGCATCGTGCGAAGGCAAAAACGACCGCGAAGCCTGGCGATTGGCAGTTCGTTTCATCAACGAAGTTGATAGTTGGTTTGGTGAGCTCAAAAGATGCCAAACGCAGTGTTGATGGCAAGGCCATGGAGCCCCGATTGCATCGGGGCTGGAGCGTTCAAGGCAACCGACCCCTTGACCTTGCCAGCGTTCCTTAAGCAAGGCTCATCAAACCAACGCCCCGACTTGTCGGGGCAAACGAACTGCCTCACGAAAAAGGCACGGCGATGCCGCCGAGGCTGACTTTAGGCCGCTCCTTACTCTCCCCGCGGCCGGCCGGAAGACGAGGCGGCGCGCCGTGGCCAAAAGGATAACCCGGGAAAAGACGCCAACGAAGCACCCGGATTACTGGAGAAGACTGTGCTGAATTAAAGACTGGACTGATGATAAAAATATACCTACGAGGGCGGGCACCCCTGTTACGAGCCCGCAGGCGTGACGGCCGCTTTCGGCGGCCGCCGCCTACGGGCGTCGCCCGCCTGAGCCGCCGACGGCGTAGCCGACGGCACCGAGAAAGTAACCTGCCTGACAGGAAATCCTACACGATGATGCTGTGCCTGGGAAGCGGGTGGGGCTTCTTCGGGGTGGGGTGGTTCTTTCGGCTAACCCGGTGGCGATTCTTCCTTCTTTATCCAGTTCCGCAGTGATGACTGCGACACATCAAGTAGGCGTGCAATATGCACTTTCTTGAAGCCAGCATGACGCAGCATTTTCGCGACTACCTTAACTTCTTCGATTTCCTCCTCCGCCCAAACTCGGTATTCCTCGTCGATAATTTCGCTCATTATCCTACTTCACTGGTAAGGCTAGTTGGGCTCCGTGCTTCTTAGCCTCATGGACGATCTTCCTTGTCCACTCCGTCCGATTGGCCAGTACCTGCGCCTCGGCTAACGTGTAGATGATGGCGCCCGGGGGACACCTGGTCCTGAAAGAGTCGTCCAGGATAAACCATACCCCCTCACCCTGGTAGGTGGCTTTGAAGCAGTTAGGGTTCATTAAGTGGCTTCTCACAGGTCATAGTCAATGCCTGCAAGTATCTCAACGATTGCGATTAGGTCGACATTGCGGCCACTGAGATCCTGGGGAAAGTGCCTTATGAAAGCCCGCAGGTCTCTCTCCTCAATATGCCACATGGCCATCCCCTCGCGAGATGGCCGGCGCCCGTTATGGTATGTGGCTTTAAGGGCTCCAGAGTCAATACGTCTCTGTACCCAATGGTGGTCCTTGCCGAGGATTTCGCACACTTCCGCCTTTGTAAACCATCCATCGTGATTGCGCCGGTGAATGCCCAGGCGCTTTGACCTTACTACTACTGAGTTTACGGACCGGTGCATAATGTTGGCAATATAGTTCGCGGAGTAGCGTGGAATGAGCTTTCTGAGCCTTTCGTCTTGTCTTGGGTCCCAAGGGCGCCGGTCGGTCCTTGTGGCCAGGCCCATTCTATACGCTTCGGCTCTTACCTGGTACTCCGTGACGCCTAGCCTCCTGGCGATCTCCCTGCAGGATGCGTGAGTGCCTTTGTAATCACGCCTGACTATATCTTTTTCCTCATCGGTCCATTTGTGATGTCTCTCCATCTCTCTCCTCCGGCTCCTGGTAGGGAACTCCCAGGGCTTCGTATATGGACTCCTCGGTGTCCCCTGCTATTCGGTTACCGGCTTCATCAAAGAGTCCGTCGCCGCTGGCTTTAAGATGCCAACCTTTCTCTCTGGCCAGGCTGCACAGTCTGATGTTGTTCTCTTTGCTGCCTGTCCTTATGAGTAACAGCGTGGCCCACGTGGCCGGCGTGGCGATGTAGATATCTACGGTGATGTTGTCTTCAGGAAGATACACTCTCTTTATCTTAGGACCATTCAGTTTAACGATGCCTATGTTGAAGAGTATGTTGTTCATCACCAAGGCTGCCTCGGGCTTCTCTATAAGGACGATGTCTATATCATGGACGATGGGCTTCCCTCTCCTTATACTTCCTGCTATCTCAATCCTTTCACAGTACGGCGTCAACATTTCTTTTACTCTCTCTGCTATTGACCTGGCTTCTTCTAGTCTCATTGTTCGCTACCTTCCTTCATTGTTCGCTATCTTCTTGTTTCTTTCTGGTTGTTTCCTCATCTTCTTGCTTCGTTGTTTGACTCCCCCCTATTTCCTTTTAAGCCCCTCATTGTTACTTCTCTCTTTCTTTTTAAGGGGGAGTCACAATTCCGAGACGAATTGGCCACAGTCGAGGCAAATCGTCCCGATTCGCACCCACCGCCGCTTGATACGGACGTAGCATGCCTTGACGTCGCCCTTCCGGACCTTGGGCTTCGTTCGGCTCTTCGGGCCCTTCGGGCAAAAGTAGTGCGGCTGCAGTTTCATTATTCACCCCTAAAACAGATTGCCCTGGGAGTCTATCATTCCTTCATATCCGCACCATTTGCATTTAGCATGTACACTACAACCATCAAAGTAGAGAAACTCAAACCCTACAGGGAAAGAATGCCACCCTATTTTGCAAAGTATCTTTTTAAGCCAGCCCATTATTCCCTACAATAACTTTGGGGCGATTTCGGCTGCCGACTTTTTTTCGGAAAACAAATCATGGCGCCCCTATAGTAAGCCGCTGCTCATACTGGCCTCTGCGGCGGTCGTAGTCGGTCTGGATGGCGAGGACTCTATATTTCTCCTGGTCAACACCGCACCGGGCGTCGGTGACGGTGATTACGTCATAAAGCTCCTGGCCGACGTTGGTTGGGACGACGATATGGTCCCCCATAGATTCCAGGAACTCGTGTCGAAGTAAGGCGTCGGCTCTCTTTTGAGCCTGGTCTGGTTCTTCCAGGTTGGGGTCGTATTGCATAACAAGGGCATCGATGCCACGCAAAAGGTTGTCCCAGTCGAAAGCCGCCTCCCGGACGTGGACGGGTGGTTCGTCCTGGGTGTCGCCGCTGACCTGGGTGTGGGTGATAGTGAGGTTCTCGCCATACTCCCCCTTAAGAAGTTGGTGATACCCGGGGCTGTTGCGATATTCATAGACAGGCGTCTCGGTGGCCAGCAGGTCCTTAGCGAAGCAAATCGCCTCCCGGGGGACCAGGCCGTCGGTTACAAAGCCAAGCAAGCGCCTCAGTTGGGTGGCTGCGTTGGTGCCCCCCCTCGACAGGAACTTAGGGTAGTAGTTATCGAGAGCGTAGCTCTTGGGGGCGGTGGGATTATTCCAGAGACGAATGCCGAACCTTCCCAGTAGCTGATAGAGGATCTCCCAGACCCGGCACGGCTGAAAGGCGGTGTAATTCCAGCGGAGGGAGTAGCGGGCTGACCAGGCGAGGGCAAGGCCCCAGAGGTCGGTACAGCGTAGAACGAACACGGAGGTGTTGACGTCGGAGCGATAATCCCAACCGTCAATCCAGTAAGTGCCGGCCGGTAGTGCGAGGTTGCCTTCGGGTGTCTTATAGCCTAGCCTCAAGACGACTTCGCTTCGCTTCTGGAGGCTGGCCAGGGCACCGGCCCCGGGGGCGGCGAACTGACCCTTGCTATTGTCAAGCTCAAGGGTGAGTGAGCCAGGGGCGGCGGGGCGAATTACCTGGCGAAGCTGTTGCAAGTACGGGGTCAAATCGAGAGGCGGTTCGGCGGGGCGGGGGGCTCTCCATACTACGTCTGGCTTAGACAGCCACCAATAGGAGCTGTCGGTCATTAGCCGCACGCCGTAAAGGGAGCTCACGTCCAGGAAGAACTTGGGCTCGGTAATAACGGCACTGCTCCAGTCGGTATCTTTTACGAGATGGGCTAGTAGGGGGCGGTCGTAGGCGGTGACGCCCGTGTAGCTCTCGACGGCGGTGAGCTGGAGGGTTTCGTGGGCGCAGGGAGAGGGGGGGGAGTGGCAGTCGGGATAGTTGAATGCGGTGCTAACGTCATCGTGAGCACTGAGTAGTACACGGAGGGCCAGGAAGTTGTTAGTGGCACTGAGGCGGGTTGAATAGAGGGAGTAGGTCACGATTCCCGTTCCGGAGTCGGTGTCCTTAGCCGCCAGGATGATAGGAAACTCGCTCCCTCGGTAGGTCGCCCCTATGCCATAAGTGGTATCTAGGGCGTGATTATAATAATGCTCGGCGGTGTCCTGGGTGGCGGTATCCAGGACCATAGCGCTGATTTTGATGGAGGTGGCGGCAAAACAAACTACAGTGCTGGTTGTGCCCTTCCAGGAAGCGGCCATGGAGAGGACGTTGGCGACGGCTATGAGCTGAGCGTTATCCCAGGTCTGGCCATAGTCATGGGAGTAATACTTCCAGAGGACGTTGCCGATGGTCTTATAAAAGATGTAAACCTTGGCGCCATAAGCAGCGATGGCACAGGGACCGACACAATCGGTGGCGATCTGAGTCCACTGGGAATAGTCGGAGTTCTCGTCTGGGTCGGTGATTTTCTGGCGGTAGAGCTTGTTATCGGCTGCAGCCCTGATGCGGTGCATGCTCCCCTGGCCGTCGAAGGCGATGCCGTGATGGTTGTCGGGCTCCAGACCGACCGGGACGCCGAAGTCAAGCTCGTGAAACCAGCATCCATGATCTTCGGCGGTGAGGGTGGCTCTGGCACGGAGCCTGGCCTTAGTAACGGATTTGAGTCCTGCGGGGATGTTCTTCTCGTTCCAGGTGGGATAGGCGTCATAGACTCCCTGGTAGACGTCATGCCAGGCGCTATCGTAGTAGACATCTACGTCAACAAGGTCAAAGTCTGAGTTGTTCAGAAGGAAGCGCACCTTGTTACACAGGAAGGCTTCGTGGGTAAGCTCCAGGAATGGAGTCCACTGACCAGTGACCAGGCCCTGCTTTGTGGCGTGGGTGGAGTCGGTGTCATCGTAGGCTTTTTCTTCGTCTGTCCAGGCGTCCTCGGGATCGTTATGTCCTGTGGGCGTACGCCAGGGGGTGCTGCCATCATAGAGTCTTTCCCAGGATAGCCTCTTGATGCCCTGCTCGTAATCATAGACCTTGGCCTCGACATAGGGGAGGCGGTGGGGTTTCTTCTGGGCGGCGTAGAGACTGGCTAAGAAGCCGAAGGTTTGGCCGGCGGCGGAGAGAGAGCCGACACCGCTGAGCGTAGCTGAAGCAACGACAATACAAACGCCGGAGGCGGAAAGCGTGCCGGTGCCTGAGAGAGTGGCTGAACCATAGATGGCGACGCCGATGATGGTGCCGGCTGCGGTGAGGGTTCCAGTACCTGAGAGGGTGGCTGACCCAGAGCGGATGACTTTAGCGGCGGCTGATAGAGAGCCGGTGCCGCTGAGGGTGGCTGAGCCAAGGATGGCTGTTTCTCCCCATCCAGCTATTAATTCAACTGCTGCATTGGAGGAAAAACCTGAACCTGCCGGGTCGGGAAAGGTGAATGTGCCATAAGTTGCAGCTTTATATCTTCCTACACCAGCAGCACCTATATACTGGACAGCACCATTGATGCTTATATTGATTGCAAGCCAATAAACTGTTCCCTGTGTGATGGGAGTAGAGGTAAAGGATAAGGTCTCCCAGCCGCCTCCTGTTACCGCCTGTCCGGTATTCATGGCGGTAATCAAGGCGCCTGGCTCGCCAGAGTCGTCGGCATACAGGGCACACTTTACATAGCCACTGACAGCAGACTTTACACGGAACTCAGCCATGTTGCCTGATGCCACAGCGGTAAACTTAGTGAGGAGAAAATAGTCCTTCCACTCGTTACCGCCAGAGGCATCGTCAGCACCGACTAACTTGATTGTCATTAGATTACTAGCTCCTTGCAGTTAGGTGGGTCCCTGTTCAGTTCCAGTCGCTATCGCTTAATCGACAGTTACGTCGAGGTCGCCGGCGTTGATCTCGAAGGTGTCGCCGTTATTGACCGTCTTGCTTTCATCGAGGGGGGTGTGCATAAGCATATTCCCGCCGGTCAGAGCGTCCATGAGGGCAAGATGGGTTATGGTGCCCCAGTCTGCCGTGGCTTGGGGGAAGGTGATATCGGCACTGTTTTCCGAGGCTCCGTCTTCGGCGGCGTCCAAGGTGACGGCCTGCCTGGCATAGGCGCCCCCGGATACCTCGGTGCCGCCGCCTGCGTCGCTGGGTGCTGCGGTGAAGAGGGCGACGTAAACGGTGGCGGGGGGGGTGTAGGCCTGGGCCCGCAGCATGTGGTCAATTATCTTGTTTTCCATAAAGTCGGTGAATTCTGCCATTGTTATGCTCCTTTCTTGTTTATTCCTTAGTAGTCAGTAGTCAGTAGTCAAAAGAATACCTCCTGGATGATCTTGGCGATGATGAGCCAGGCGATGACGCCCATGACCCGGCCGAAAACGTAGTAGTGATGATCTCCCCTCAAATCATCTAGTAATTGCCCGGAGAGTTTATGCCTGGCAGGCCAGGGGCAAAGGACTTCAAAGAGACCTTCCACAAAGGCGTGCCATTCCTGGTAGCAATCGAGGAAGGCGGTGAGCCTGATTCCTTTGAGAAAACCTTTGTCCTTTTGATTCACTTGCATGTGCCTTTTTGGCCACCGCTCTTGGCGCCCGAGCCTGGCCCGGGTGCGCCGGGGTTGCCCCCGCCGCGGCCATCTCTGGGACCTCTGGCTCCTGTGGGTGGGCCTGTTCCGTCATGTTTGGGCATTGGTACCTCCTTTCTTGTCTTTAATATGCTGCACCGTCCTGTCGCCGAACCACCAAAGGATGCAGGCGCTGGCCAGGGCGAGGAACCACTGGGGGGCGGCGATCCCCTCGATGACGACCTGGGCGATGACGGCGGCGAAGATAACGGTGACGGCGGGCCTGGTGACGGCCCGGAATATCTGACAGAAGGCGTCTAGCACTTCCACCTTCGTGGGCTTTTGTTGTTCTGCCATATAATTCGCCTACCTGTGCCCTGAGAGCCCCGAGAAAGCCCCTGTTTCCCGTTTTACCACTTATGCTACTCATGGGCTTCGTTCCTGAGCATAGTTATGTTAAATCAGGGCGCCCAGGGTGTCGTGGACGGACCTCCCAGCCTTTTCATAATGCCTGGCTAAATGCCGGGCGGCCTCGATGATGTCCTCGGCCGAGGCCTGGACCCTCTTCTCCCGGTATCCGCCTCGACTCAAGGCGGCCACGGCTATCGTCATGCGGTCCCAGTTCACCGTCTTCTCCAGGTCAATTCTCCCCTGGAGGTACCGGAAGATGGCTTTGGTATGATGGGGGAGCTTCCAGGTCTCAGGATCCGCCGGGTCGCCGACGATGGCGAAGGCCTCTTTGGGGAGCCCCTCCTTGGTCTTCTCCGTTTCGAGTGCTTGTTTGACTTTTGATTTAGGCATGATTTTCCTCCTTACTCCTCCGTATAGAGCTGATGGGGGACGACTTTAGAGCTGCGGGAGACGGCTTTGAACTTCCTGTCGTAGCGGTCAAGGCGCTCCTGGCCCCAGGCCTTATAGCTGACGGTGCCGTAGCGGCCGGCGATGAAGGCTCTGTCAACCGTGGCCACAGACGCCGACATGGCCAGGTACCCGGTGGCGCCCAGGACGATGAGCTCCTCGTGCTCCGTCGGGATGGTGGTGGACTCGGCGGTGAGTGAGTGTTTCTTAAGCCACCTCACCCGGGCGTCTTCTCCGTCGCCTTCATCCTCCATGTAAAGGTGGCCGGCCCAGTACTCTGTCCTCTGGAGATATTTAGGGGTCTGGCCGATGGGGAACTCGACGGACACGATTCCGAGTAGCCCTGTGAGGGAGGAGATATCGAGCTCAGTGTCGCCGTCGGTGGTGGCGATATCGTCTTGCTGCCCGATGGGGGCGTGGAGGGAATACTCCAGGACGACTCTGTCGATGGCTCCGTCGACCTCGTCATCCGTCCAGCGGTAGTTTTCGGAATCCGTGTCCTGGAGGTCCTCACGGACCCGGGCTCTCATTTCGGTTAAATTCATAGTTTCACCCTCACCTTAATCCTCTCCCATCGAGGGAGAGGAGATTGAGGAATAGGGAGGGGTTCGACCTTCCCCTCCCTCCTCAACACATAGGAGGTTAAAGAGTGCATACCAGGGCATGGTCAGAAACCCTGGCATGGGCATTAGTCTCTCACTCCTGTCAACATGGCGGCCTTGACGATGGAGAAGTTGGCCAGGGACACATACCACTTAACCCTGGTCCGGGAAGCGTCCTTGGTCTCCAGGGAGCCGAGACGCTCGACCTGAATCATCTCGGGGCTGGTAAGGCCGCAGACGGCGCCCTCTCCTATCTGGAAGGCAAAGATGGCCGAGCAATCGCTGGACGTGCCCACGGTGTAGTTGTCCTTTACCCAGTCGGAGATGGCCACGGGGATGCCGTTATAGAGCTCAACGAACTCGCCGAGCTTGCCCTCTCCGACCTGCAGGTTGCTACCCTGGGCCCTGGCCAGCGCTGCGAGCTTCCTGCGGGACCGGCGGCTCATTAAGAGCAAATCAGGCTTGCCGCCCCGAACGAGGTCGATCAGCTGGTCCATTTTGGTCAGAGAAAGAGTGGCACCGTTAACCGCCATGCCGAGGTGGTTGCCGTAGCGGCAGGTCCAGGTAACCTGGTCATCAACGACGGTCGCGCCCTCGGTGGTAGGCCAGGTAGGCTCGGTGGTGGCATGTGTCTTTTTATCGCCTGCTGCTGCGGTACACTCGTACCGGAAGCCGTTCTCCTTGCCGGCGGTGGGAACAACGACGTCTCCAACAGCCATCTCGGTATCGGCTGTCCAGGCTGTGCCCTTCATGGTGTTATAGAGACCGGTGGGCTGGTTACCGCTGCCATCGGCGTTCAGAAAGGCGTTCTCGAACTCGTTCCTGAGGGCCTTGGCCTTCTGCTCGATGACAGCGGCCTCGAGGTCCTGGATATTACTCCTGGTGGCCTTGAGGAAGTTGTCCACGTCGGCGTCTCCGCCGAGGACACAGAGGCTGGCCGTGCACTGCTCGAAAGCCGGCTCGGAGGTGGTCCAGGTGCCGGTGACCGGGGCGTACCAGCCAACGGTGGGCAAAGTCTTCTCCCGGTTGTACTTCAGGCTATTGCCCACGATCTGAATGAAGGGCAGCTTTTCCAGGATGGGGCTGTCCTTGACTATGGTCTCGATGATTCCTTTAAGCAGGATATCGGTCGAGAGCTTACTTGCTTCTGCTAAAGATATGCTCATGTTTAGCTAGTTCCTCCTTTTTGCTGGATTCCAGCGGCGATCTTCTCCCTGGGGGTTAAGCCCTCGAGGGATATTTCGCCCCTGGTTGGCGCCCCCGCGGGGACCTTGGTCTCCTTGGCCTGGGCTTCGAGGTTGGCCTTGACGGACTCGGCGATGGTCTGGGCCTTGGCCAGCGAAGCGTCTATGTCCTCGATGGTGTCGCCGGCGATAATGTCCTGGGGAATGGCGGGATTGGCAAGCCTGACGGCGCCGAGGTACTTGGCCACGGCCTGGCCATGGGCTTCCTTGGCCTGGGCGAGCTCAGTGGCGGCCGCTTCGCTTCCCGACTTCGCTTCGCTTAGCTCGGCTTCCAGGGCGGCGATGCGGGTGTCCTTCTCAGCCAGGCTTGCTTCAGCGGCGGCCTTGGCCTTCTTCTCCTCCTCGAGCTGGGCCTTGATGGCCTCCAGGTCCTCGGGGGTAGAAACCTCGTTGGAATTCTCCGGAGTCTCCGGGGTTTCCTGTGTCTCTTTGGTTTCTTCGTTTTCTAAAGCCATAAATTACTCCTTGTGAGTTATTACTCAGGCACTTCCATTTCTGAGGCAACCGCTCTCTCTCTCGCTCCGCCTCTCGTAGACTGCGCCCTAAACTCCTGATTCATTTCCAGGATCTTTGTCCTCTCCTCTAACCACCTGTTGAACTCCTCCTCGGGGTCCTGGACCCCCATTTCGTCCATGGCCGTCCGCCTACTATGGACGCCGGCCTGGACAAGTAACTGCTCATTCTGAGCCTGGCGGGCTGCGTCCTGGGGGAGTATAGGCCCCCAGACTACCCGGTGGTTTATCTGCTCGAAGGTTTCGCTCATATATTTCTCGGCCAGCTTGAGGATGATGTCGTTTCGCTGGTGATAGGCGTTGGTGCGGATAGTCCGCTTTCTGGTGACTTTCTGAATAAGGCTGCCGAGCTCGATCTGTAACGCTGTTCCGGAGAGCTCCTTCTCGATGCCTCCCCAGGCGGCCCGGGGCATCTCTGAGACATCGTGGAGGGTACGATAGAGCACATCGATGTAATCGACATGGAGCCTGACTCCGCCTCCTTGCAATAAGTCCAAGAGATAAGCTTTAGCATCCTCCGGTATCGTCCACAGGGCCCCGGGCTGGACCTTGATGTCCTCGGCTTCGCCGACATTCTCCAGAACGGCGATGGGATTCCCTGACAGCTCCAGGATGCGGGAGAGCTGGGAGAGGGCGCGGTTGAGCTCCCGCTGCGGCTGGATCAGGGACGGGATATCAGAGGTACCCCAGAACTTCTTTGGTTCACGGAGGTTGGGAAAGATGATAAAGGGGATGAAGCCATAGGGATTGGGCTTGGACTCCATGGGGTCGTTGTCCAAGTAAAGGTCGAAGGTCTTGGCCGTCCAGACTTCGGCTATGGTGGCGGTCTTCTTCTCGATGGCTCGGCCATAAAGAAGCCGGACCTCGTCCTGGGTGAGGGTATATCTCGAAGCTACTCTCCACACCCTGGCAGTATCATCACCGAGCCACCAGGCGTAGACGCCGGAGATATCGGGGGCGGTGATACGGATACGCTTCTCGTCGGTATCCCATATCACTTTGTAACAGCCATCCCCCAGGACGGCGGCGTCGACCTCGGTCTCGTAATCGAGCTGTTGGAGGTTGTTTTCTTCATAGACCTGGCGGAGGAGCTGCTCGGCCCTGCGGGCCCTGGCCTTCAGCTCGTCGGTGCCTTCCCCGGGGTAGCAAGCGAAAGTAAGCCCCCGCATGAGGAAGCTGGTGACCTTGTCAACGGAGACC